AAACGCATCACGGCCGAAACCAACGCCATGGTCATCCCCATCCACCACAGCGGCAAGGACGAGAGCAAAGGCGCTCGGGGATGGTCAGGACTCAGGGCCGCCGCAGACTTCGAGCTGGAGATCATCAGAGCTGATGAAGACCGTGTTGCCACTGTCACTAAGCTTAAAGGGGGCGAGGACGGTATGGAGATCGGTTTTCGCCTAGAAACCATTGTGGTGGGCGAGGACGAGGACGGTGACCCAGAAGTCACTTGCGTTGTCCATTACACCAGCACCGAGCGCAAAGACGTCATGTCAGCCAAAGGACCCAAAGGCAACAACAAAAAAGACATCCTGAGCGTCGCAGACATGCTCATCGACCTCAACGGTGGAGACATCACCAGGCAAGAATTGGCCGACGCCGTGATCTCAAAAAGACCCTTCGACGCATCAAAAGGCACCCGAGATACACGCAAACAGAACGTCAAAGCGGAGCTGAATGCACTCATTAGCGATGGTTTTTTGCTTGAAAATGAGCAAGGATTGATCCGTTTCCCTGAAAAGAAAACAAAATGAGACTTGTACGTACAAAAAGATTTAGTTGCATTGAGTGCACTGAGTGTGCACTGAGTGCATTCAATGCAAAGGGCAAAGTGCATGCACTGCATGTTCCCCCTTTAGGGGAACATGCAACATGCAAAAGTTTATGCATGCAAATGCGCAAATAATTGCAGATTAACTAGGTGGAAGTTGTACAAATACAACCTTTTAAAATATTTTCAATCTTTACAAATAAAACTATGTACAAATCCATTTTTGTAGTAAACTTCAGTTATTGCAAATCGCAATACGACCTTTTAATCCATACACACACAAGGAGTTCGAAAATGACTACAACACTCAACACAACAACAGCCCTCGCAATCGTTGATGAGCTCGGCTTGCTCAAGGACCAGCTCGACGCGATCAAGGAACAGATCGCGGACCGTGAGGCACAACTTAAAGTTTTGGCTGGTGGTGAGAAGGTGACCTTCACTGGCACCATGTACGCCACCACCGTCAGTGCGGTGTTCAGCAAGAATTCAACTTCCTGGGCCAAAGTCGCCGCAGAGTTGAATGCACCTGCCGAGTTGGTGGCCAAGTTCACCACAACATCCACCAACGCAACGATCACCACCACACCGATCAAGAACAAGTAATCCCAGGGCCTTCGGGCCCTTTTTTCAACTCAAGGAGTATCAAGACATGGTCACTGCAAAGAAAACGCCTATAAAGGCCGTTAAAACGCCTCCCAAGGTGGTTAAGGAGCCGGTGCAAGAGTACAGAATGCCCGTGGAGGTTGCGGATTGGATCAAGCAGGCAGAGTCCAGGATCACCTACCTCACCACCGAAGTGGGACGACTCAAGGAAGAGAATCAATCCCTTCGCAAAGCCAACAAGGTCATGGAGGCACGGGTCATGGGGGTAAGCCGTGAGTAGGATTGGTTTAATTCAAACGCGCGGCATTGGGGACATCATCATTGCGATGCCCATTGCCCAGTGGTTCGTCGATCAAGGTCATGAAGTCCTTTGGCCCATTGACTCACGGTTCATGAGCTCGTTTGTTTTGGCCGCTCCTTGTGTTCGATTTTTGCCGGTCGATCACAAAGTCGTTGGTGAGCACAACTTAGACTTTTTTTTAAACTATCCTAAAAAATTGCTCGAAGATGCCAAGTGCGATCAAATCCACATGCTCTACTCACGCCTGGGCAACCTTGTCGTGACGCAGCCTAAATGGGCCAATTCATTGAAGTTTGATGAGTACAAGTACGCCGTGGCCGGCGTGCCCTTTGAACAAAAGTGGAACTTGAAAATCAGGCGCAACATTGAAAGGGAGGCGGAGTTGTTTCTTCGCTTGGACCTAAAGCCTACAGAAACCTACATCGTCAGGCACTTGACAGGATCAAACACCGCCATCGACAAAGCAAAAATGCCGCCCACCCATGTCCGTGTGATTGACTTGGAGCCCATCACCGACAGCATTTTTGATTGGATAAGCGTTTTAGATTATGCCAATGAGCTTTTCATGCTCGATAGTTGTTATGCAAATTTGGTGGAGCAATTGAACTTGACCAACAAAAAGCATTTCATCTTTAGAAGCGATGCCAAGCACACGCCCGTTTTGAAAAACAATTGGAATTTTTACAACTTGGAAAAAATATGAGCAAAGCAGATTTAAGCCCCCTCGCCCGTCAACTGATGGGACATGCCAACGTCATGGAGTTTTTCACCCAGGCGGAGTTTGACAAGGCCCTTGCAGAAGCCAAAGCCGAGATCATGACCATCGCCATCGAAGCCACCAAGCAAGCCATCGCCATCGAGCGTGAAGCCTGCGCAAAGCTGGCGGAGGAGTGCATCGACTTTAAAACCTTGGCCCACGACATTCGAGCTCGTGCATTTCAAAAACCACACTGAGGGTGTTCCATGAAAACAGCATTGGTGCTTGGAGCCGGCGGCTTCATCGGCTCACACATGGTCAAACGGCTCAAGGCCGAGGGCTACTGGGTCCGCGGCGTGGACCTGAAAAAGCCCGAGTTCGAGCCCACACAGGCGGACGAGTTCATTTGCACTGACTTGTCCATTCAAGGCATTGTCAAGCAAGTTTGCCAGTTCAAGGGCTACCGCGGGAATTACCACGAGCAAATCCCCTATAGCATGATCAAACCCTTTGATGAGATCTACCAATTCGCTGCGGACATGGGCGGCGCAGGATATGTCTTCACCGGTGAGAACGATGCCAACATCATGCGCAACAGTGCATTGATCAACTTGAACGTCCTGTCTCAAGAGCTGTTGCCTGGTAAGCTGTTCTACTCCAGCTCCGCTTGCATGTACCCCGAACACAATCAGCTCGACCCGCTCAACCCCAACTGCGAAGAAAGTTCAGCCTACCCCGCCAACCCCGACAGCGAGTACGGTTGGGAGAAACTGTTCAGCGAACGCCTTTACTTGGCCCACGCCAAGAACCTAGGGCTTCAAGTTCGCATTGCGCGCTACCACAATATCTTTGGGCCCCAGGGCACCTGGAAGGGCGGCCGCGAGAAAGCACCCGCCGCCATGTGTCGCAAAGTCGCTGAGTCCGATGGGACCATCGAGGTTTGGGGCGACGGCACACAAACCCGATCGTTCCTCTACATCGACGAGTGCATCGAAGGCACGCGCAGGCTCATGGAGTCAAACTTCAGCGGTCCAGTCAACATTGGCTCAGACGAGATGATCAGCATCAACGGGCTGGCCCAGTTGGTGAGCGAGGTGGCCAACAAGCCCATCACCATCAAGAACATCCCAGGCCCCTTGGGCGTGCGTGGGCGCAATTCTGACAACAACTTGATCTTCGAGAAACTTGGCTGGAAGCCAACCGCACCTCTACGCGACGGCATCGCCAAGACCTACGAATGGATTTTAAGCCAAATAACCCCACAAAATTGAAGGGCTTTGACTTTCTTTAACTTTCTGTTAAAGTAGAGGCTCCTTAACACACATACACACAGGAGAAAATCATGACCAAATACTCAGTTCAAAGATATTACGGCTCAGAGCTCGTTGACACTTTTGCATTTGACAACTTAGGCGACGCAGAAGATTTCATCTTCGAAGCCAAAAAGAACGACGACGTACGCGATCCTTGCGATTACGGCATCGAAGAAGAAATGATCGAAGAAGAAATGATCGAAGAAAAGAATACCGTGATCTACACCGAAGACGGCGTACGCGTCTCCGTATCCGATTACGACGAAAGCAACATCTGGTTGCACATCAGCAACGCAGGCTTCACCTCCGGCATCACCATGAGCCACGCCGATGCTCGCGCACTCATCAACGGCTTGCAAAAGCTCTTCCCCCAAGAGGTGGTAGCATGAGCAATCGCATGTGGTTTGAATCCGAGGACGATGACGACTTCGAATGCCTCCCCGATGGCGAGTCATTCACCGACAAAATCCTCATCGCCGTCATCTTTGCCGGTTTCATACTCGCCGTCATTTTTGTGCCCAATTTGATAGCACGCTGAGAATCCGTTAAACTAAGCCCCAATGCGCTGAAACTATGCGTGAAAGGGGCTTTTTTTATGACTGCACGGAAAAAACCGGAGGATTTTCTGCCACTGGGTCGTCCGACAAAATACTCGGATGAATTGGCTGACAAGATTTGCGCTCGACTCGCCAGCGGCGAACCAATGGCCAAAATTGCTAAATTGCCAAGCATGCCAGATCAAACAACGATTTACAGATGGCTTCGTGAGAAGCCAGATTTTCAACAGAGGTACGCGGACGCGCGCGTAGACGGTGCGCATGTTTTGGCTGACCAAATCCAAGAAATCGTAGACACAGAGCCACTTGCCGTATTCGATGAGCAAGGCAACAAGCGTTACGATTCGGGCGCAATTCAACACCAGCGCCTTCGCATGGATGCTCGCAAATGGCTCGCGGCAAAGTACTTGCCCAAAGTCTATGGCGACCGTTTAACGCACAGCGGCGACGATGAAGCGCCCATCGTGGCGGAGGTGAGCTTTGACATCTTCGGCGAGTTGCTCAAGAGCTTGACGCTACAACGCCAGACCAATGAGTGAGATGGTTGTCGAGTTGCTCAAAGACCCCAAGGTCAAGGAGCAATACGCCAAGCTCAAGCCCGAGTTGCGGGCTATCTTTGAGTGGCGCGCCAAGTGGTTGATGCGGGCTCACAAGTTCCAGGTTGAGCCGCCAGGCGATTGGACCATTTGGCTTATGCTCGGTGGCCGTGGATCGGGCAAGACGCGCACCAGCGCGGAGACACTTGGTTACTGGGCGGCGACCCAGCCCAACACCCGATGGCTTGTTGCAGCCCCAACCAGCAATGACATCCGATCGACCTGCTTTGAAGGAGAATCCGGGCTCCTGGCCGTAATCCCTTCGATCCTCATTGTGGACTACAACAAGTCCTTGCACGAGATCAAACTGTGGAACGGCTCGTTGATCAAGGGCATACCGGCGTCAGAGCCCGAGCGGTTCCGCGGTGGCCAGTGGCACGGGCTGTGGGCAGACGAGTTGGCTGCATGGGACTACTTGCAGGACTCGTGGGACATGATCCAGTTTGCGGTCCGCTTGATCGGCACAAACGGTACGCGCATGATCTGCTCGACAACGCCCAAGCCTAAAGACCTGATCTTGGACCTGATCGATCGGGACGGCGACGATGTCGTGGTCACCAAGGCCAGCACTTACGTGAACATTGCCAACCTGGCGCCTGCCTTCCAAAAGCAGATCTTGCAGTACGAGGGCACCAAGCTTGGCCGCCAGGAGATCCACGCGGAGATCATTGACCCTGAAGAGGGCGGCATCGTCAAGCGCGACTGGTTCAAGCTGTGGCCATCCGACAGGCCCTTCCCCAAGTTCGAGTACATCGTGCAGAGCTTGGACGTGGCGACCTCGGAGAAGACCGTCAACGATCCGACGGCGCACATCACCTTCGGGGTCTTCAAGCCGCTTGATGGCGGCATGTGCGCGATGGTGATCGACTGCTGGCAGGAACACTTGCAGTATCCGGACCTGCGCCCCCGCGTGCTCGATGAGTACGAGTCGGTGTACGGGGAGGGCAAGGAGAAGAAGCGAGTGGACGTGTTGCTAATCGAAGACAAGTCCGCCGGCATATCGCTGATCCAGGACTTGCGCCGCGCAGGCATTCCGGTGATACCGTACAACCCAGGCAAGGCGGACAAGATCCAGCGCCTGAGCATTGTGGCCAACATCATCAAGGCTGGGCGGGTATGGATACCGGAGAGCCAAAAGCGCAAGGGCTTCGTGCGTGACTGGGCGGAGGGCATGGTCACGCAGATCTGCTCGTTCCCCGAGGGCACAGCGCATGATGACTTTGTGGACGCAATGAGCCAGGCCCTGCGCTACTTGCGGGATGCCGGTTGGATCAGTATTGACTTCCCCCGGCAATGGATCGAGGAGGAGGACTACGTGGACGCAGGCAGACGCCAGCGTGAGAACCCCTATGCGCTTTAAACCGATTGAGGCATAATTCGACCATGGCTACTACACCCAACTTAAACGAAATGCGCCTTGCGTTGACCAAGGCTCCTAAGCATATGGCTGAAGGTGGGTCAGACGATGATTACCGTGGTAGCCATCAAGCACCAGGCCCACACTTTGGCGCACCCATGCACGATGTCTCTGGCAATGGCATGTACCCTGAAGATTTTTATAGCCCAAAAGGTGTTGATTATTATGCAAACATAAATGACCCAATTGACCGAGAAGCACATCGCCAAGTGTTGAGCGTTAAGGGTAAACCAGATGCTATGGTTACCATACACAGAGCAATCCCAACTCATGTGCATGAAGCCGCAATGAAGACTCAAGACCCTATAAAGCACATGATTCGTCATGGCGATTGGGTTGCAATTCATAAGGGTTATGCAAAGATTCATGGTGAAGGCCCACTTAAAGGAAAGTACAAGATTGCTAGCATGCGCGTCCCTGCCAAGCATGTATGGACTAGTGCTGATTCAATTCATGAGTGGGGTTATCATCCAGAAGAGAACACTGTTACCAAAGCCAAGGGAGGCAATATACGACACAAAGACCTTGGCGGCGCAATAAAAGGTTTAGCTACCGCAAACAATGTCAGCCGTTTAACTGATGCGCCTTACATTTATGATGCTGTAAATTCAGCAAGAGAAGGCAACTATGGGGATTTAATAGGATCTGCTGTCAATGCGGCATTGCCCATAGGACCTGCGTTGGCAACGTACTCTGCTGATCTGAACAAAACCGAAAACAATGATTTGAATAAAACTCGTTATGTTCAAGGCCATTTTGGTAGACAAGAAAGAACGTGGGCAAATGGATTAGCCGAAGGAGGCCCTGCGGGCATGCCCGAGGAGCTGAGGGCGCGCTATGAAGCGGCCAAGGCGCAGACGGCAATGCGTGCGGAGCTGGAACGCCAGTACAACGAAGAGATGAAGGACAAGTACACCAAGGACATGGTGCCGTTTGCGCAGTGGCTGGCCAGTAAAAGCAAACCGCACATGGCCGAGGGCGGTGGCATGTACTCCGCCGTGGACCGTGCGTTGGCCAACTTGCCCCGCAACAAGGGCACGGGCCAAGAGTTCTTGAACGAGCTGATGAACCGCCCAGGCGTCAAGCCCACCGAGATCAAGGAGCGTGGCTTGGACACAGCGCTGGCTGGCATGCCCAAGGCGGACAAGGCGGCGGTGCAGAAGGTAGCAAGCCGCAACAATCCCGCGCCAAAGATGCTGCAGACGATCAAGCTGGCCGATCCCTATTCGCATCCGGAGTTCGACAGGATGCTACAGGAGGTGCAGGAGATGTACACGCCGGTGGACGACTACGGTCGGCCCATGAAGCGCCTGAGCGAGATCGAAGCCAACGACTTGGCGGTTAAGGAGCTTGGTGGACACGCCAAGTTCAACGAGAAGAATTACAACGTGCCAGGCGGCATGAACTACCGCGAGATGCTCTTGCACTTGCCCAAACAAAAGTCGGAGTACAGCAATTACTATGGCCCGCATTGGGACGAGCCCAACGTGGTTGCGCACATGCGCATGGCCGATCGCGCAACGCCAGAGGGCAAGAAGATTCTGCACTTGGAGGAGCTCCAGTCGGACTGGCATCAAGACGGACGGGATAAGGGATATTCTCAAGGCTTGACACCTGAAGAACAAATTGAACAAGCCAAGTTAAAAAAATTGCCCTTGAACGAACTCATGGATAATCCGCAACTTCATGAGAGATTTAGTTTTTTAGCACAAAAAAATAAGGGCGTACCCAACGGCCCATTCAAGAAAAATTGGGAAGAGTACGCACTCAAGCACTTGCTAAACCACGCCGTTGAGAACGGCTATCAGCACATTGCCATCACGCCAGGCGCAATCCAGAACAAGCGGTGGCAAAGAGAGAACGATCCCAAGGGCATGGAGGCCGCTTACGACAAACGCATCCCCAACATTCTGAATAGCCTGGGCAAACAGTTTGGTGTGCAAGTCAGGCACAACGGCATGTTCACGCCCGATCAAGAGGGCAACTTGCATCCTCTGCACACGTTTGAGATCACGCCCGAGATGAGCGAGCACATCGCCAAGCACGGCTTTCCCGCTTACAAAGAAGGAGGCGCTATGCGCAAACCAAAACCAACGGTGATGAATGCGCAACGTATTGCTTATCCCGGCATCTACAAAGACCCCCGAGTCATCGCCGCTGAAGCCGCTCAGCAAGTTGCCCCCGAGCACCCGTCTCTCAAGCAGTTGTTTGGCGTGACCCGCGAAGACTTGTACCAAATGGGCAAAGGACGCAAAGGTAATTTGCCAGGCGAACTGCCAGGTCAAGTTGACAAACCACGTGGCTCAAGCGCCGCCGCTCAAGTCATGACCAACAAAAATGAGCAACGCCTGGTGGATGCCATGGGCGAGGCCGAGAAGCACCATGCGCTGGTCCAAGGCATGGACCCTTGGTACATCATGGACCCCATGTTCAGCCACATGGTGCGTCTGTTGGGGCACGAGAAAGCCACCGAAGAGTACAACAAGATGAATCACTTGATGGGCATGGCTTCACCTGGCAGTGAGGTCATGACCGAGATCCCCCGTGGCACGGCCGCTTACATGCTCCAACAGCAAGGGCGCTTTCCTGAGTTTGTAAAGTACGCCGGTGTGGCTGAGTCCAAGCGCGGCAAGAAGTTTCCCGCTGACATTCGCAATGTACCAGGCCATGCATACCACAAGACGGCGCAGGCCAAGCCTATGGAACAGTTTCTTAATACGGGCGAAATCCAAATGAAAAGCCCCAAGGTGCCAATGTACATTCAAGCCAGCGGCGTACCAGCAACTGGCTTTCAAACCGCAACGCCTGTGGGCGATGCGCACTGGAGCCGTGCCGTAGGCTTGGCTGATACGCGCAACCCCCAAACACGCAAAGGCAAAGAGATAACACCAGGAGCAAGTGTCAGCACGCCTGAGATGACCATGCTCGCGCCTTGGTGGAGACAGCAGATTGCTGGCAAGCTTGGTATCGAATCCGTTCCGGCGCAAGCCAGAGCGTGGGGCACATTCTCACCCCAAACCGGTGTCACGACACCCATCGGCGCGCCCAAGCTTGAATTGATTGCACGCCAGATCATGGAGACGGCTAATCGTTTAGGCATCGCGCCGGAGCAAGCCCGAGACATGGTGCTGACCGGCAAGACTTATGCAGGCAAGGCGGATGGTGGATCCGTCACACCTGAAACGGTGCCAGGCGCTAATCCGCTTGAGGGCAATCAGAACACCGGCGCACAGGTTAACTTTTACCCAACGCCCCAGAATCAGTCACAGTATCAGCAAAACAGTGCGGGCCCCAGCGAGCCGCAGGGTATGCAGTCGCCACTGGGCGACATTAACGTGCCCACTAATCCGATCACGGACAACACCAGCACGCAGCAGACGCCTTACACGCCAGATCAGACATGGGCGAATCAGCCAAGCCGTGGCCTGACCAATCCGCTGAGCAAGATCACATCACCCTTGGCCGCGTACGCCATGGGTGGTGGCGTGGACATCAAGAACGTGGGAGTTGACGAAGCACCCGAGATGCCGATCAAGGCGTTCGTGTTGCCAGGCGCCACGCGCAAGAACCCTTTCCCCGTTGGCGGCATTGACTTCCAGCCTCAGATGCCTGGGCAACAGCTCACGCCTCAGATGCCTGGTCAACCTCCACAAGGTCCACAGCAAGGCCAACAGCCACAGGGTCAGCAAGCTCAAGGCGCACCGCAGGGCCAGCCGCCTAGCAACATTTTGCAAATGACGCCCCAAGGTCAGGCCATGAATGCGATGACGCCGCCTGCACAAGCGCAAGGTCCAACAGCGATGGCTAAAGGTGGTAAAGTATACGCATTGCCCGGCTACCGTCATGAAGAGTTGCACATCGCACCCAGTGGGGACCAGATGCAATATGAACTCATGATGGCTAAGCACTACATTAAAAAGGCTAAATGATGGCGCAAGACTACGATATTGACGAGAACGATGACGGCTCAGCGGATGTTGGCATACCCGAAGATGATTCGGACGTCATTGAATTGGAAGACGGCTCGGCCATCGTGCACATTGACCGCACGGGGCCGGAGGAGTCACCCGACTTTTACGCCAACTTGGCCGAAGAGATCGATCAATACGAGCTTGACAAGTTGGCCATGCGCTACGTTAACTTGCTCGACAAGGACAAGGACGCCAGGGAAGAGCGCGACAAGCAATACGAAGAGGGCCTGAGAAGGACCGGACTTGGCAAGGACGCCCCAGGTGGGGCTAACTTCATGGGCGCGTCCAAGGCCGTGCACCCTGTCATGGCTGAAGGCTGCGTGGACTTTGCGTCCAGAGCCATCAAGGAGCTGTTCCCACCAGATGGCCCAGTGCGCACCAAGATCATTGGCAAGCTAGACGACTTGAAGTCGGAGAGAGCAGAACGCAAGCGCGACTTCTTGAACTGGCAAATCACCGAACAGATCGACGAGTTTAGGGACGAGACAGAGCAGATGCTGACTCAGTTGCCTTTGGGCGGCTCTCAGTATTTGAAGCTTTGGTATGACGAACAGAAGAAGCGCCCGACCATTGAGTTTGTGCCAATCGACAGGATCATTCTGCCTTTTGCCGCATCCAACTTCTACACCGCTCAGCGCGCGGCTGAAGTTCACGAGATCACCGAGTGGGAGTACAAGAGACGGATTGCGTCCGGCATGTACAAGGACGGCATCACGTTCACGTCCAGCAACGAGCCCATGCAGAGCAAAACGCAAAAAGCCAACGACAAGATCGAGGGCAAGAGCTGGCAGGACAACGACGACGGCATCCGCACGGTGTACCACGTCTACACCTGGCTAGAGCTGGATAACGACAAGGAAACCCGCGGCGAGATGGCTCCTTACATCATGATGCTTGATGTGGAGAGCAGTGAAGTCATTGGCTTGTATCGCAACTGGGAAGAAGGCGACGAAACGATGACCAAGCTCGACTGGATCATCGAATTCAAGTTCATCCCATGGCGCGGTGCTTACGCCATTGGCCTGCCCCAATTGATTGGCGGCTTGGCGGCGTCCTTGACTGGCTCGTTGCGTGCTTTGCTAGACTCAGCGCACATCAACAACGCAGCCACCATGCTGATGCTAAAGGGCGCCAAGGTATCTGGCCAGTCGCCACAAATCGAGGTCACGCAAGTGGCGGAGATCGAAGCGGGCCCAGGCGTAGACGACATTCGCAAAGTGGCCATGCCCATGCCGTTCAACCCACCCAGCCCTGTGCTATTTGAGTTGTTGGGCTGGCTAGATCAGGCCGCTAAGGGCGTGGTGACCACATCCGAAGAGAAGATTGCCGACGTCAATGCAAATGCACCGGTGGGCACCACCCAGGCGCTGATCGAGCAAGGCGCGGCTGTGTACTCGGCTATTCATGCGCGCTTGCACAAGTCACAAGAGAGATTGTTAAAAGTGCTTTGCCGTTTGAACCGGTGGCACTTTGATGAGATGCGCAAGGATGAGATCGCTAAAGATTTACAAATTGAGCGCGAGGACTTCAACACCAACACCGACGTCATTCCCGTTAGCGACCCGCACATCTTCTCTGAGACACAGCGCATGGCGCAAATGCAAGCCGTGTTGCAACGTGCAGACGCCAAGCCCGACATCTACAACGACAAGGCCGTTGAGGAGCGTTTCTTAAAGCAGTTGAAGATACCCAACTACAACGAGTTGCTCAAGGACGTACCAGCACCAGAACAACGCACCCTGGCCGACGAGAACGTGGCTATGGCAATCGGCACGCCCGCCTATGCGTACTTGCAGCAAGACCACATTGCGCACATCCAAGGCCACTTGATGTTCGCCATGGACCCATCGTTTGGCTCAAACCCCTTCATCGCGCCTTCGTTCATTCCACAAGCCATCGAGCACATCAAGCAGCACATGACGCTTTGGTATTTGAACCGCATGAACGGATATGTTGCTAATTTGCGTCATGGTAAACCCGTAACAAATTACGAAGATCCCAAGCTCACCGCGGTGATCGATGATCTATACGCCACCGTGGCGCAACACGTTGCGCTGGACAGTGAGCAAGTGTTTGCGCAAATCCTGCCGCTTGTGCAGAAGTTGCAACAAATGGCTCAACAGTTCGTGCCCCCAACGCCCTTGCCACCCGATGCCCAGGTGGTCAAAGATACTTCAGAGGCCGAAACCAAGCGCAAGACACAGAAAGATCAGCAAGACATGCAGTTGGCGCAGGCCAAGATTCAAGCTGATACCGCAAGAGAGCAGGCCAAGATCCAAGCGGAGGCGTCCAAAGAGCAAGCGAAGATCCAGGCGGATGCAATGCTCAACAACGCAAAAATACAAGCTGACTTGCAAAAAGCAAGGGAAGATCAGCAAACCCGTTTGGCGATTGAAAACGCCAAATTAACCCACGAAGCAATTCAAAACCCCAACCTAGGAGGCCCAAATGGCATCTGATCAAGAGCAAAAAAGCATTAACGTACGTCAACACAAGCGTCTCGCCCAAGGTGAGAAGCTTGATGGCACCAGCTACCAGCCCAAAGGCGGTAGCGATGGCAAGAAGCAACCCAGTGGTTTGGACCACGTGAAAAACAAGAGTAAATGATCAACGAAATGTTGCACGCCATTAAAGAGCGGCAGGCTGAAATACGCCTGGCGCTTGCCAATGGCCGTGCGAGTGATTACCCATCGTATCAGCATTGGGTAGGAGAGTATCAGGGCCTGCAATGGGTCTTGGATACCATTGATAAGAAGCTCGCCGAGACTGACCTATAAGGCCGAAAGGTCCTAAGCCGCGCTGAAATTATGCGCATTTTTGCACTGAAATATGTGCGTTTGGTAGATGGAGAGTGAGTATGAGTGAGGAAATCAAGCCGATCCAAGTGATCGAAGGGACAAGTACGCCGTCTGACCCGCAAGAGTTGGCATGGGCTTTTCCAGACGTATCGCCAGGGCAACGCCCCTTCGGTGGTCGAGTGATTGTTCAACTGCGTCGAATCAAAAAGAAGGCAGGACGAATCATCATTGTTGATGAAACCAAAGAGAACGAGAAGTGGAACAACATGATCGGTAAGGTTGTGGCCATTGGTCCTTTGGCTTTCAAGAACAGAGACACCATGCAACCATGGCCAGAAGGCTCTTGGGCGCAAGTGGGTGACTTTGTGAGGGTCCCAAGATGGGGTGGCGACCGTTGGGAGCGCCCTGTACCGAATGAAGAGGACGGAGAGAACGTACTTTTCATGACCATCAACGACCACGAGATCATAGCGGCCATTACTGATGACCCGTTATCGTTTAAAACTTACGTTTAAGGAAGAAAAACCATGTCAAACGACAAAGAACCCAAGATGTACGTCGAGGAAAGTGCAGATGGCACTGCCGTTGTTGAGCTTCCCGAGGGTATGGCGCACCCTGATGAGGACAATGAGCCTCAAAATCAGGCAAATGACGCTGATGCAGACCATCCAGACGACAGTGATGCGCTGAGAGCCGCCAAAAGCTCACGTCGCAGAGCTAAAAAAGACCTAATTCGCAAGACAAACGAAGAAAAAGACCTTCGTTTGCAAAAATTGCAGCGTGAAAACGAAGAAATCAAGCGTGCTTTGGCTGAAGTTCAAGGAAAAGTGCAAACATTCGACGCAAGTCGCATGGATAAACAGATTGAAGACCAGCATGTACGCCTTGAATACGCTCGCATGAAGCTTGCAGAGGCCACTCAGTCCGGAGACGGCAACGAGGCGGTCAAAGCGCAAGAGCTTTTGTACGAAACACGTAAACAACTCGAAGCGCTTGAGTATGACAAGCGCAGAGCAATACAATCCGTTGGCCAACCAAGGATAAATCCCGAGGTTCAAAACCAAGCAGCCACTTGGGTTGAGCGAAATACTTGGTACAAACCAGATTTATCGAGTACTGACAGCAAGATCGCCAAAGCGGTCGATGAAGAGCTGACCAAAGAGGGCTGGGATCCTAAATCTGAAGAATATTGGGATGAGCTTGACAATCGCTTGCAAAAAGTTCTACCACACCGTTACAATAGAAACACCGAGAGATCTGAAACCAATAGACCGAGGAATGTTGTGGGGAGTTCTGGACGTGAAGCATCTGCCGCCTATGGTGGCTCAAACCGTACCTCCTTTGTTCTGTCACCTGAAAGGGTTAGAGCAATGAAGGATGCGGGCGCTTGGGATAATCCTACGCGCAAGCAAAAGATGGTAGAACAGTTCATGCAATATGACCGCTTAAACAAGAATCGGAGTAACTAATTATGGAATCACGTCTCAAGAAATCTTTGAATGCTGGCAACCGCCAAGACCGCTCGAACGGGGAAGCAGGTCGCTTAGCACCAGAAGACAAGTTCGCTTCTACACAGGAACGTAAAAAAATGTGGAGTGAGGAGTGGACGCAATCAGCTCTGCCAAAGCTACCCAACTTAGATGGGTGGCATCTGTGCTGGCTTTCAACAACCAACAGCTACGATTCCATTGATAAACGGATTCGCCTTGGGTACGTACCCGTTAAGTCGGAAGAGTTACCAGGCTATGAAGATTACAAAGTGAAATCGGGTGAGCATATTGGGTATATCTCGTGCAACGAAATGTTGCTGTTTAAATTGCCAATGGAAGTTTATCAAGACGTCATGACTCACATGCACCATGATAAGCCCCGCGAGGAAGAGGACAAAATCCGAGTCCAAGTGGAAAACCTCCAAGGCGGAAGAGACAGTAACGGCAAGGCGCTCGTAGGGATTGAAGGCGACGGATTTGGCAATTTTGATCAGCAAGTAAGAACGCCGGTATTTTCCGGTTAATCAAAGGAGTTTTAAATGAGTGCAACCTCTGCTCCGTTTGGCTTGCGCCCCGCGTTCCACCCCTCTGGTTTGGACCGCGCTCAAGCGCTTGCCGGCGGCATCGTCTCCGGATATTCCAACAATATCCTTAAAGGTCAGGCTATTATTTATAGTACATCTGGCTTATCCACCGGTGGTTCGACCAACGGTACCATCACCATCGCAACAGCTCCTGCATCTGGATCAGCTTCTAGCTACCCAATGACTGGTGCTTTTGACGGTGTTGAGTGGACCGATACAACAGGTCGTCGCCGTGTTTCTAACTATTGGCCTGCAAATACAGCGTACATCGCTGGATCTTGCGTTGCTTATTTCTACAACGATCCCAACATCGTGTACGAAATCCAAGCTGATGGCTCAATGGCGCAAACTTCCATTGGTAACGAGTACTTGCTCACCAACACAACCGCTGGATCTACTACCACAGGCTTGTCGCAAACCACTTTGGGTTCTGCCACTGCCGTTGGTAATGGTGTTCAAGGTCAGTTGCGTGTCGTTGACTTGGCACCTTACGTTGATAACGCCTGGGGCGATGCATACACAACCGTACGCGTCGTGATCGCTAACTCGCAATTCTTCGGTTCTGTAACCGCGATTGCATAATTAAGAAAGGAATAGCACCATGGCCGCACCAATGCGAAGTACGGACTTTAGAAGTATTGTTGAACCTATCCTCAATGAATGCTTCGATGGAGTCTATGACCAACGTGCCGACGAGTGGAGCCGAGTGTTCCGCGAAGAAGACGGTATTCCCCGTAACTACCACGAAGAACCCGTGTTATACGGTTTCGGAGCCGCTCCTCAGTTACCTGACGGCACTCCTGTTACCTATCAACAAGGTGGTGTTCTCTTCTTGCAACGCTACGTCTACAAAGTCTATGGTCTTGCATTTGCATTGACCAAAGTCTTGGTTGAGGACGGCGACCACATTCGTTTGGGCCAAGTGTACGCACGTCACTTAGCACAATCTCTTGTGGAAACCAAAGAACTCTTGTGCGCAAATATTCTGAATACTGCGTTCAATAGTGCTTACCCCGGCGGTGACGGCGTGTCTCTGATCAATACTGCTCACCCAATCGTGAACGGTACATTCAGCAACCAGCTTGCAACAGCCGCTGTTCTTTCACAAACCTCTCTTGAGCAGATGCTTATCCAAGTTCGCCAAGCAGTTGACAACAACCAAAAGAAAATTCGTTTGGTTCCCCGTCAATTGGTGGTCGCACCTGGCAACATCTTCCAAGCTGAAGTATTGTTGAAATCAGTGCTCCGTACTGGCAACGCCAACAACGACATCAACCCAGTTAAATCAATTGGCTTGTTGGACGAAGGCGCCGCTGTATTGTCACGTTTGACATCTTCCACAGCATGGTGGGTTCAAACTGATGCGCCCGAAGGCATGAAGCTTTTGATGCGTCGTCGTTTGGAGAAGACCATGGAAGGTGACTTCGAGACTGACTCTATGCGTTACAAGGCAACTGAGCGTTACATCCCTGGATGGACCGACCCACGCGCCATGTTCGGCACACCTGGTATGTAATACCAAATGGGGAGAGGGGACCTTCTCCCCATTTTTCTTTTAACATCGATCAAGCTTTTCAAGGAGTAGATCATGCCTTTATTTTCCGACGACCTCTTTCTAGGAGCGGGCGCTACGTACATGGGTACTGGCAACCAATCCGCAACTTCTGTCATTTCTGCCACTATTTCTGGCACCACAATGACAGTTTCTAGCTACTTGTCTGGCGACCCTTTAATTGTTGGCCAGTACATTACGGGCTCTAGCGTCACTGCTAACTCGTACATCACTGCCAATCTTGGCAACAACACCTATACCCTGTCGCAATCATCCACGGTTAGCTCTGCTACCACAATGTATGCAGCGGGTAATGCATTGCTTGGCGATCCAGCACCCATGTCTTTGGGCGTTGGTCCATTAGGCCGTGTCTACATTTGGGATACCATCCCACAAACGCTACAAACGGCAAACGTCGTTGCATCACAAACAGCTTCTGGAGCTGGTGCGCTGACCTTAACGGCCGGCACTTCTGCGACTTCTGTTGTTCGTTCAGACGGCACTACAGTTATCCAGTTGGATGTACCTCGTGCTTTGCAAGTTAACTGTTCAACAACTGCTCGTGCATTTACGATCACCGGCTATGACTATTATGGTCAAGCCATGTCGGAAGTAATCACAGTTGCTACGGCAGGAACTGCTGTATTTGGCCTTAAAGCTTGGTATCAAATTGCTACAGTATCAATTGCTGGATCAGCAACCGTTTGCGTAGTTGGCACTTCTGATGTTTTAGGCTTACCCATCCGTGTTATTGACGCCGGCTATTTGGTTAGCAACATCTGGAACAACACTTTGGATAACGATGCAGGCACATTTGCAGCGGCTATTACAGCTACGGCTACAAGCACCACCGGCGATGTTCGCGGTACATATAAACCTTCAACTGCATCAAACGGTTCTAAGCGTTTAGTTTGTGCTATCGCAGTTCCTGCAATCGGCTCTGGCCCGAACTCCACTCGCACTGGTGTTCTTGGTGTCACCCAAGCCTAAAGGAGAATAAACCATGGCTAAAGCAACAAAGGGCGGATTTATCCAAATGCCCAAAATGATGACAGATGAGCCATCTGTGATCTTGAAGTTGAAAAAAGGCGGTCACGTAGCCCATAAAAAGGCTAAACATCATGAAGAGCACGAGGAGCACGGCCACAAGTCCATGCACCACATGACTCACGAAAAGCACGTTGAGCATGGCGAGGCTCCTAAAAAGCCTTCTATGTCTGAGCGTCGCAAAGCCATGAATCCTAATTTCATGAAAAAAGGCGGCAAAGTGGCACACAAAGCCATGGGCGGCATGATGCCAGGCGCTACGCCTGCCGGCATGCCCGCACCAGCTCGTCGCCCAATGCCTGGCGTTGTGGCTAGAGCTCCTGTGGCCGCGCCTGGCGTTGGTCCAGTCATGAAAAAAGGCGGTTCTGCTCACAAAGCAGAAATGCACGAGATGCACAAAATTGAGAAAGAACTCAAGCGTCACGAGCACATGAAAGACAGCGCCCATGGCGGTAAAGCTCACATGAAGCACGGCGGTAAAGTTCATCACATGACTGGTCACCCAGAAGGCACTGAAGCACATCATAAAATGATGGCCAAGCATTATGCTGAAAAGTGCAAAGATGGCGGTACACCACATATGCACAAAATGATGGAACACCATAAGCACATGGCTAAGATGTGCAAGGGTGGTAGCTATGCTTCTGGTGGCGCAATCGACAAGTTTGAAACCAAGACAACCATTGAGAAAAAGCCCAAGAAGTTCTTGGACACCTTCATGGTTGATGGGGATCATACTGATCGCGCCCACGGCACTGGTGAAGTCAAAGAGAAAAATGCTGGCGGCTACAAACGTGGCGGCAAAGTTCACCATAAATTCGCCGAAGGCGGTAGCACTGGTAGCAAAATTCCTAGTGAAACCAACAAGAGCGAGACACGTGGTCGCATCGTCATGGGCGGCACCGTTGAGGGTAACGAGCATTACTACGAGGACACCGACATGCACAGCTCTGAGCGCGACAGCGCCCACGGCACTGGTGGCGTGAAGATGGGCAATGGCGGCGGCTTTAAGCACGGCGGCAAGGCCCATAAAAAGCACCACTACGCACATGGCGGCACAATCGAAGGCAATGAGATGAAATTTGCCATTGATAATGTCGATCACACACCCAAAGGCAAGACCAACACCAAGACTGGTGAGGTCAAAGAAGCCAATGCGGGCGGATACAAGCGCGGAGGGCATGCCTCAAAAAAAGCCTACGCCACGGGGGGTGATGTAGACATGGGTCAGGCTGACCGTACTCTGCGTCAATCTTCTCGTGGCGAGACTCGTATGCCAGACCTTCGTGCTTT